AACGCCAATTCGGCGTGCTACCATTTTGATCTCAAGAGATTCAAGTGCGTTAACGTTTTGAACGAACGCGGCCGAGAGGTTCCGACCTTCGGTAGACTTAGCTCGACACCCTACAGTATCCCTTTTTTGAATTCGGGTTTGTACTTTGGACAGAACAAGGTCCTGGGTGGAGATGACGTGGACAATGAGAAGTCATACACGTCGGTCATTGACCATTTGGTTAAAGGCGCGCTTCCAGGAAAGGCGGCCGACTTGCTGGCTATGTACGTGTCAAGACACAGTAAGTCCCTCGAATTGGAATGCGCTGGGCGCAACCTGTTCGTCCCAATCTCTCTCGGAGGGATGGGAGTCAGCCCGGTAGAAGGCTTTGAGTACAAGATTACTGTTGCACAGCAGATCTATGCTCAACGACTGGTGGATGCGGAACCATACGCAACCATTGACCAATTCCCATGGAACGAAGGTCAGTCGTATAACCTACCGGAGGCACCGTCGATATTACGGGCGCCATGGCTGGCGGGAATCACGTTTGAAGATGCTGGAGATGGCAAATTCACGGTGATGGAGAAAGTGGAGAAGGCTAACAAAGCTTCCCACATTCTGAAGGCGGGAGGGTCGGCATTGCGCCGCACAGGGCATGCCAGGATGGCACCCCTGTCCCGAATGAACATTCCTTTGAGGCTCTGTTCCCTTCGTCGTCCACATGCGGTTCGCGCGGACGCCTATCAACCAAGTCGGAACTTCTTTGAGAAAGCTTCGCAACGTGATTGGATGCACTACGATATTGATCGTGTGCTGGCTCTCTCTGACTCCTTCGCTGATGCGGCACCTGCCCAGGTGACCGCAGCGGAATGTTAGAGGGTGAGGCAAACGTCTTGAGGACAATAGACGTAAAAGAGAACCGGGTAGTGAGTCATAGCTGTGGCTTACTACACCCATGCCGTTCATAGGCATAAACCACCCAAAACGGTTGGAAACCGCTTCTTCGATTCAAGGGGAACCGGACCGAGACACTTGAGCTGCTTGCAGTTCGTGGAAATGCCGTACTAAGGGGCTTCAGACATGTGAGACTAGACTCACCTGAACCTCGGAATTGGTCGAGAGACTGCACGGGTGGGCAGTATCAAGAATCGGAGTTGAAACTCTGATGTATAAGTTGTTAGTGTAGGGGGTTTGTCACCCTGCTTTCAGTTCAGATAAGCGAGAACTACACTGCGCGCTACGCGTGACGAAACGAGTGGTCGTGGAGGTTCACATGAAATGGAACTACCTATGAAGCGATCCAATACCTGTTCCTAGTCGTCTATCAACTTTATATGACTCTATAAGGGTCTAGAGCTTGAGCTGTTCCCATGGATGAACAGTCCCTGGTGATTCGTCAGGGAGGGCATACAACGAATCGTATCCCAACAGCAGATGAATTCAAACCGTTCATCGAACCAAGGCCAAGCCAAGGCCAATGGAAAGAATCCGGCACCAAAAACCAAGAAGAAGCCCGCTCAGCGAAAGCAGCGGGCCCGTCCGCCTCAAAAGGCAGTGGCGGCAGCCTACGCGACCGGCCAGGTCGGTAGTGCACCGGCGATAAAGATGTCTAGGGACACTTGTCACATCGTCCATCGTGAGTTGATTGCGTCAGTTGTTGGTACAACCGCATTCACCGTAGCGCGAACCCTGGCTCTTCAGCCGGGTGATCCTGCAACCTTCCCATGGTTGTCAGTCCAAGCGCAAGGATGGGAGCAGTACCGTTTCAGGAAACTGAGGTTCTGCTACTATACTCGAACTGGCAGTAATGTACCCGGTTCAGTC